TTCAAACAGCCAGGGTGTGCATTCGGTATGGGCACGTTGGAGTGTTGGTTGATGCGCCTGCGGCTGGCGAGAATGGTCGTCCATATTTCGTAACATATTCTCCCCGGGATATCATTGGCTTTCGCTTTGAACAAAAAGATGGAAAGCAGCAGTTGACACAGCTTCGTCTGGCTGAGCGTATTGTTGTGCCTGACGGAGAGTATGGCGAGAAAGAAGTTGAGCAGATCAGGGTGCTGACTCCTGGTGCCTTTGAAATCCACCAGCGCAACAAGCAGGGTGAATTTGAAGTTGTAGACGAGGGCAGCACAAGCCTTAGCGAGATCCCGTTCAGCGTCGCTTATTCCAATCGTGTTGGCCTAATGCAATCACTGCCACCGTTGGCAGATATTGCAGAGCTAAACCTGCAGCACTATCAAGTCCAAAGTGATTTATCGAATCAACTGCACATTTCGGCTGTGCCGATGTTGGCTATCTACGGATTCCCTCAATCTGCAGAAGAAATAAGCGCAGGTCCTGGAGAGGCTCTCGCGCTTCCCGTCGAGGCACGTAGTGAATACATAGAACCAAGCGGCAACAGCTACGAAGCTCAGTTCAAACAGCTCGACCGTATTGCTGAACAGATCAACGCTTTGGGCTTAGCCAGCATTCTTGGCAGCAAGCTCTCAGCCGAAACAGCTGAAGCAAAGCGTATTGATCGCAGTCAAGGCGACAGCACCATGATGGTTGTTGCTCAGCAGATGCAAGATCTGATCGACAACTGCTTGCGCTTCCAAGCTGAGTACATGCAGGAGCGCACTGCTGGCAGCAGTCTGGTAAACCGTGATTTCATGGGCATCAGGCTGGATCCGCAAGAAATTCAAGCTTTGCTGCAGCTCTACACCGCAGGCACCATCACACAAGAAACACTCCTGTTGCAGCTGGAAGCTGGTGAGGTGCTTGGTGATGACTTCGATGTTGAGCAGGAGATTGAGGCCACGCAGACTGGCGGTTTGATCGAAATGAACCAACCGGAGCCTAGGCAGCAAGCTGCGGATGAAGGCACAATGCCAGAAGCAGCACCGGAGCAGTCTGATGAACTGGATTGACAGGCTGCGCCGAGGTGAGCCGTCTGATCAAAGCAGTCAGCTTCTGTATTACGTGCGCAGTGAGGTGCTCGGTGAGTATTTCGCTGTCATCCGCGTTTCATGGTTCGACAGTAAAGGTATTTGCTGCATTAGTGAAACTTGCATAGAAAAACGCGAAATAGATGTGTTAGCTGTGTTTTCTGATGTTGTAAGCATGGCATTGCGTGCCGGGTCAAGTGTTTGTGTAATTTGTGCAGAAGATCCTGAGTATTTGGGCATCTATGACACATGACCACACCTGCGGAGCTTTACAAAAATGCAATCGACCTTAATCGGTTTAGCAATAGTGTCGCGCGGCGAATTGTTCGCACATATAACAATCTCATTATGGATGCTGTTCAGCGTTTGGCTGCTTCTGATGTTGGTCCGACAGCTACACAAGCTGCACGGCTTCAAGCGATTCTGGCGCAGCTGAAGACATCGCTAGAGGGTTGGGCTGTAACAGCAACAGCTTTGTCTGTCGAGGAGCTGCAAGGCTTAGTTGAGCTGCAAACCGAGTTTGTAACCAACATATTGAACGGTGAGTTGCCTGACGATTTGCTGCTGCAGGTGCGGAGCGTGCAGATCAGCCCGCAGTTTGCGCAAGCTGTAGCGACCATCGATCCGACGACTTACAACATCGTGACGCTGAGCGATGATCTTGGCGCGACAGTTCGTGGTGTGCCGAGAGAGTTCAAGCTCAACATCGGCGATGGCACGACAATAACGTTGCCGAACGGTGCGACGCTCGCTGCGTCATATAGGCGTCTGGCTGGCAAGCAAGCCGAGGTGTTTACCAAAGAGGTTCAAAACGGATTGTTGCTTGGCGAGTCATCGGACAAGATTGCAAGGCGTTTGCGACGTCAGTTGATTGCTGTGCCTAACAACCAAATCAGGGCCATGGTTCGCACCAGCGTGAATCAGGTCGCTAACGCTGCAAGCCAAGCGGTTTACAGCCAGAACCAAGAGATCACCAAGCGTTACAGGTACATCGCAACGCTCGACAGCAGAACGTCTGCCATCTGTCGTGCATTGGACGGTCGCACGTTTGAATACAACAAAGGGCCAACACCGCCGCAGCACTTCAACTGTCGGTCAACCACTGTTCCGATCGTTGATTATGAGGGCTTAGGCATCCCGCCGCCAAAGCCTGGCAAGCGTCGTAGTTCTGGTGGCCTTGTTCCTGCAAACCAAACGTATGGTCAATGGTTGTTTGACCAAAGCAAAGAAGTTAAGGCTGACGTGCTTGGCGCAAAGCAAGTGCCGTACTTCAACATGCTGTCTCGTAAGCATGGGCCGTCAGTAGCGATCAGGAAATTTGTGTCGGTTGATGGTACGGAGGTGACGTTGCAGGAACTGCAGAAGCGTTATCCTGATGTAAAGCGTTCTTAGGTCGCTATGCCAGGTCATTACGGGCATAAAAAGCCCACAGGCAAAAAGAAAAAGAAGGGAGGCAAGAAAAAATGAGACCTGGAACAAGAGTCAGCTGGACCTATGGCGGCAAACGCACGTTCGGCAAAGTGACCAGCGTTAAGGGCGAGGGTGCTTACAGCATCAAGGGGCCTTCAGGCGGCACTGTGAAACGTCGCGGTGCTAAAGGCGATCCAATCATCGCGATCAAGTCTGAGAGCACTGGTAATGCCGTACTGAAGAAACGGTCTGAACTTCGAGCTGCGCCAAAAGCAAAGAAAAAGTAATGGCCAAGAAAGACCCGCGCCTAGAGCGGTATGGCTTATCGGGCTTTAACAAGCCAAAGCGGACGCCAAGTCACGCAAAGAAAAGCCATGTCGTTTTGGCCAAGGAAGGTGATCGGGTCAAGCTTATTCGTTTCGGTCAGCAAGGCGCTAAGACAAAGCGACCACGCAAAGGAGAGTCCCAGTCTGACAAGGACAAGCGTGCGTCATTTAAAGCGCGTCATGCGAAAAATATCGCTAAGGGCAAAATGAGTGCGGCCTTTTGGGCAAACAAAACCAAATGGAGCTGATAAGCTGTACTTGTAATTTAGGTTATGCCTAATGGCTGAAGATCAAGTACAGGAGTCTATGACTGCTGGGACAAGTGCTGTTGATGCAGAAGTCGATGCGTTGAGGGTTGAGCGTGAGGCGCTCAAAAAGAAAAACTACGAATTGATCGGCAAGCTGCAAAAGAAAGAGCTGATCAATGAGATGCCAGACGATTACAACGAACTTAAAGAGTTTAAGCGTCAGGCTGAGCAGAACAAACTTGAATCAGAAGGCAAGTACACCGAGGCTCGTCAGGCGCTAGAGCAGCAGTATCGCGAGGCAACTGCTGAGAAAGATAAGCGCATTGCTGAGCTTGAAGCACGCGTCCGAGAGCTTGAGCTGATTGCACCTGCGAACACAGCATTAGCTGACGTGGTGCATGACCCGAACATTGTATTCAAGGCTGGGCTGCTGAACTCCAATCAGATTGAGCGCGAAGCTGACGGCACTGTTGTTGTGGTCAACGGTTACGAGCGCAAGCCGATTGGTGATTGGGCCAAGACTTTGCCGAGCTACATGCAGAAAGCGCCAAGGCCGCAAGGTAGTGGGGCACCGTCTGGTCGCAGCGCAAGTGGTGACATCCCTGCTGGAACCAAGAATCCATTTGCCCAAGAAACGTTTGACCTCACAGAGCAAATGAGGCTATTTCGCACCAATATGGATTTATACGAGAGGTTGAAAGCGGCCGCAAACCGGTAGTATGTCAACAAGCCCGAGGGTTATGCCTGTCGGCAAGGGTTATGCCCACACCGTAAACATCATTTTTTTGAGGATCTGTCATGGCGACTCTTCGCTCTGACATCATCATCCCGGAAATTTTCACTCCGTACTTAGTACAGGAGACCACAAAACGTGATGCCTTTTTGGCGAGCGGTGTGGTGCAGCCTATGGCGGAGCTGAATGCAACCGAGGATGGTGGTGACTACATCAACGTGCCATTCTTCGCGGCCAACCTAAGCTCAACTTTCGAGCGGTTGACCGATAGCACTTCGCTGACACCAGGTAAAATCACTGCTGACAAGCAGCGTGCTGCTGTCGTGCATCGTGGCAATGCGTTCGAGTCACGCGATCTGGCTGCAATGGCAGCTGGTTCTGACCCGATGGCTGCTATCGGGCAAAAGCTCGCTAGCTACATCTCTCATGAGCGTCAAAAGGACTTGCTGTCCTGCTGTGCTGGCATCTTTGGTGCAGTAGACGACACTACTGGTGCTGCTTTTGCATCACTGGCTGTTGACGGCACGACTTCTGACACCCCAGTTGCTCTTGGCGTTCGTCAGATCGTCAAAGCCAAATCACTGCTTGGTGATCAAGGCGAAAAGCTTTCCACGATTGTCGTACACCCCAATGTGTACTACGACCTGATGGAACGCCGCGCTATTGATTTCGTTTATGACGGAACAGGCGCTGTAGATGCAAATGCTGATAGCGGTTCTACTGCTAACGCGTTTGGTCAAGTAGGCGTGCCAACCTTTATGGGCTTGCGAGTAATTATTAGCTCGGATGTCCAAACAACTGGTGCTGGTGCCACCACTGAGTACGCCAGCTATGCGTTCACGCCTGGAGCCATTGGTAGCGGCCAGCAAATGGGGCTGCGCACTGAGACTGATCGCGACATCCTTGCGAAGTCTGACGCTCTCAGCTTTGACCTTCACTATGTCTATCACCCGATGGGCACAAGGTTCGCTGAGGTTCCTAACCCGACTGCTGCTCAACTAGCCACTGTCGGCAACTGGACGAAGGTTTATGAGACGAACAACCTCGGGATTGTTCGGATTACTTCCACATCTAACCTTGATTGACGGAGGTAACTAATCATGGCATCTCTATTCGAAGTCACCGCCGGTAAGGCAATCGGATACGTTTCCGGTTCTGCCGTTACCCAGGCCACCAGCAAGTCAACTGGTGTCACCATCAACGCCGCTGCTGGCGCAATCACCACTCACAACGCAAGTTTGGCTGGCGATGCAAACATCACTTTTACAGTGACCAACAGCGAGGTTGCAGCCACTGACGTGGTGATGGTGTCTGTTAAATCAGGCGCTAGCACCGGTCTATATGCGGCTTTTGTTTCGGCAACTGCTGCTGGCAGCTTTAACGTCACCCTAGAAAACGTCGGCTCTACTGCTGGCGAAGTTGTGGTGATTAACTTTGCTGTCATCAAGGCTGCTGCGTCCTGATGGGTTTATTCGCTTTTCGGCGAATGAAAGAACGCGAGGCTGCTGCGCAAGCGGCGGCCTCTGCTTCTTTAAAGCCAACTAAGAAGACCTCCACCGCTAAGGCCGATGGCAGTATCAATCAACGCAACAGTGGGCGACGCAAACGCCAACAGCTACGTGACGCTGACTGATGCGAACACGATGGTTGAGGCAATGATTTCTAGTGCCGATGTCTCTAAGTGGACAACCGGCAACACTGACAGTCGTCATCGTGCTCTGGCAGCAGCTACACAGCGGCTAGACCGCGAAAGATTTCTAGGAGCGCGAACCAACTCAACGCAGGCGCTGCAATGGCCGCGTGAGGGGGTGCGCAAGCCAGACACATATATTCAGTCCTTTTCCCACGGCTTTCCATATCGGTTAACCGAGGATTACTACACAAACACTGAGATCCCTGATCAAGTCAAGCGTGCGCAAGTCGAGCTTGCGGTCTACCTACACAACAACGTTGAGGGCATCAGCCTTGGTGGCCTTGAGGATTTCAAGAGCGTCAAAGTAGGCAGCATTGAGGTGACGCCTGATAAGTCAGGTGCAGTTGGTGCTGACCGTGTGCCGCCAATGTTTGAAAGGTACTTGACGGGCCTTAGAATTAGCGGACCAGGCAACATTGCTATCCGCAGGAGCTGATCATGGGTTACGGATCTGGATACGCTCCGACTAGAGCGACAATCATCACCAATCAAGCTGAGCACACCGCAAAGTTTGTGAAACTGCTGGCGCTAGAAGACTCTGTGATTCATACGCTGACTGCAGAGAGCATTGACGAAAATTTGGCTACCGGCAACGCTACTGCTTTTCCTTTGGGTAAAAACTGCTGTATCGAAGGGCTTGTGATGAGCAAAGTCAAGCTGACGTCTGGCACTGTTCTTGCTTACATCGCCTGATGTCTTTAGCCAAGTCGCTGGAGAACGTAGCCGGTAAGGTCATCGCCAAGTTCGGTGGTGATGTAACGATTCGCTACGTTTCTGCTGGTGACTATGACGTTGCCTCGGGCACCATTCCTGACTTCTCGACGACGATCGAAAGTCATGAAGTCAAAGGGGTTTTGGAAGATGTCAACACGCGTGAAGTCAATGAGCTGATTCAAGCTGGTGACAAGCGATTGACCGTCGCGGCAAAAGATCTGCCATCAGCACCCGAAACAAAGGATCGAGTGACTATCGGCGGCACTGAGCATCAAGTGGTTCGTGTGCAGACGACTGAGCAAGACAACACGCCGATTACTTACGAACTCATTCTGAGGGTTTAAGGATGGCACGCGAAATCAAGATCAAGGATATTGCTGGGCTGATGGAGGATGAGATCCAAGAAATAGTCGATGTTGTCGCAGCTGAATGGATTGCTGAAGTAAAAGAATTGACGCCTG